GTTCTCAGTATGGTGGTCAAACCCTTAATCGACTAGATGAAGGTATTGCACCATATGTTACAAGAAGTTATGTAAAGATTCTTAATGATAAAATTAATGATATTATAAAATTATATAATATTAATCAAGATATTAAAATTGAATATTATGAAGACATGAATATTGAAAGTTATAATGAATATATTAATATGGGAAAATTCTTTCAATTATATGATAATGATAGTAAAAAAATTATTTATAATTTATCTGAAGAAACTAAAGATATTATTATTAAAATTATTATTAAACAAAGTATGAAGAAAATTGAAAAAGAAGTTTATGATGGTATACAATGTTTAGAGTATCAAATTAATACTCTTTACACTACTAACGGTCAAACGCCATTCGTAACAATCAATGTAGGCTTAGGAACTTCATTAGAAAGTAGAATGATTCAAAAATCTATTTTTAATGTAAGAATTAAAGGAATTGGTAAAAATCATGTTACTCCTGTATTTCCTAAATTAATTTTTACTTTATGTAAAGGAATTAATTTCTATAAAGAAGATCCTAATTATGATATTAAATTATTAGCTATGGAATGTGCTTCTAAAAGACTTTATCCTGATATTCTTGCATATGAAAATGTATGTAGAGTATGTGGAGGTGAAGTATTTTATAAAGATGAAGAACATAAAGTAGTTGATATTGAAAAAAGTACTGGATTTAAAGCACCAATGGGTAAACTTTACTGCTCATTTAAAACTAGGTGAAAACGGTGAAAGGCTTTAATATGCTAATACCGTGCTAAGTCTATTATTTATAATAGAAAAGTGTAACGACTATCGAAAGCTTTTTAGCAAGTAGAGTAGAATATAGATTAAAATATATTTGAAGTGCCTAGCTCTCATATAAAATATGAGATGAAGAGATAGTCTAGTCATTATAGAAATATAATGTATTTCGTGTAGAAGTTTTCTTCATAGATGGACTAATCCAAATACCGGATTAGAAGAATATGATGGTCGTAATAATATGGGTAAACACTATAATGCCCCATTATATATGTGAATATGTGATGCAAATCCGTTAATATGCTGGAAGTTCCTAAAGCTTGATTAACTACAACGCAAGAAGTAATTCTAAACGTGAATGTTGTGAAAACAGAAAAAATAATCAAGATTGTATATGGTGAAAAAAAAATCTATATTGATAGATCCTAAGTACAGTTATAATGGATAATCAGCAGCTAAAATTCTTAAATTAAGAATGAAGTTCAGAGAGTATAATACGGACAAAATTATTTTTTTTTTATTATTTCGACCTTAACGTATTAATATATTTTTTAATAGAAAGGAAATGTATAATAATGCGTAAAGGTAAAATTTATTTAGTAACTGATAAAATTATTGGTAAACATTATATAGGACAAACTTTAAGTAATTTAGATATTAGAATGAAAAATCATTTTAAAACTGCAAATAATAAATTATCTTGTGGGTATTATGATCATTTTCATAAAATGTTAAGATTTTTAGGTAAAGATAATTTTGAATGGAAAATTATAGAAAATGATATTCCTGAAGAATTATTAAATGAAAAAGAAAAATATTATATTGAAAAATATGATAGTTATGAAAATGGTTATAACTCCAATCCAGGATATAAAACTAATAATAGATCTTTAACCCCTTCTATTCTTAATATAGAACAAGTAAAAGAAATTAGAGAAAAAATAAAAAATACAGAATTTTCTCTTACTAATATTGCAAAAGAATATAATGTAGATAGGTCAGTTATTAGTGATATTAATTGCGGTGAAACATGGTTTGATGAAAATATTGAGTATCCTATTAGAAAATCAAGTCATAATAAATTAAAAGATATTAATTTAAATAATATTATTAATGATTTGAAAAAATTTAAATCTATTAAAGATGTTGCTGAAAAATATGATGTTCATCCAAATACAATTAGAAATATTAATTTAGGTAAAATTCATAAAAAAGAAGATATTATTTATCCTATTATACCAGAATTTTACAAAAGAAATAATGATGATACAATTAAAGAAATTGTTGATTTATTATTAAATACAGATTTAAGAATGGATGAAATTGCAAATAAATTAAATATTCAAAGAAAATCAGTTTCTAATATTAATACTGGAAAATATCATAAAAAAGATGTATTAAAATATTTTCCAGATATAGATTTTCCAATAAGAAAATAATTTTGAAGGTGTATTCCAATCCCTTTTAAATATACTGAAAAGTAGGGTATTAAATGGTTATAAGTGTAAATCTAGTAAAAATTGCTTTAGAAGCTAGAGAATATACTGAAAATATTAAAGAAAGAGAAATGTATTTTTTTAATAAATTAAATGAAATATTAGATATTGCTCATGAAGGATTACAATATAGAGCTGAAAGATTATTAAATGTGAAGGCTTCTGTATCTCCTGTATTATATGGAGACAGTACTGTGGGAGCTTATGGTGCTACTGGATATAGTCTTCATCCTGACGAAACAGTAGGTCATTTATTTACAAATCATAGAGCAAGTGTTAGTCTTGGTTTTGTAGGACTTCATGAAACTATTCTTGCATTATATAATGAAAAAATGTTTAAAAATATTGAAATGGTTCAAAAGGGTAAAAATATTATGCAAGTATTAAAATCAGCTACAGAAAGTTGGAAAAGAGATTCAACATGGGCTTATAGTGTATATGCTACTCCGGCTGAAAATTTGATGAATAAATTTATTGAACCAGATAGAAAAAGATTTGGTATTATTGAAGGCATAAATGATAAAAATTGGTATACTAATTCAACTCATTTAGATGTTCAACAAAAAGCAGATGGATTTGAGAAATTAGACTTTGAAAGTAACTTTTCTTCATACAGTCCTGGAGGTGTAACCTCTATGGTTGATGTTTCAAGTTTAAAACAAAATCCAATAGCATTAGAACCGCTCTGGAATTATTGTTATGAATACACAAATGTTCCTTATATGTCAATAAATATTCGTGAAGATGTTTGTTTTGAATGCGGTCATGTAGGAGAGTTTGTTCCTGAAGCTGAAGGTTATACTTGTCCTTGCTGTGGTAATAAAGATCATAATAGAATGCAAGTAGTGAGGCGCATTAGTGGATATTTAAGTATACTTTCTGATCGACAGGTAAATAAAAGTAAAAAAGCCGAAATTGATGCAAGAGTAATTCATTATTAAAAATATATATTATTTTAGTGTGAATTTTAAAATTCACACTAAAATAATAAAAGGAGAAAATTAAAATGAAAAATAAATTAAATTATTATAAAAAAAAATTATATGAAAAATATAAAGATGAATATATTATTTTAACTACTGATGAAGAATATGATAATAATAAAAATATGAATTCACATTCTAATAATGTAAAATTTAAACATATTATATGTGGAACTGAATTTGAAAAAAGTCTTCATGGTATTTTACAAGATGAAAAATGTCCTTTATGTTCTAAAACTAGACAAAAATCTTTAAATTTATATCAACAATATCTTGATTTTAAATTTGGAAAAGGAATTTATGAAATTCCTTTAGAAAATAATGCTTATATTGATAATGATACAAAATTTAAAATTAAGCATTTAGTTTGTGGTTATGAATGGGAAATTAGTCCTAAAAATATTTGTGAGTTAAAAACATGTAAAAATTGTAAAACTAAAATGTTGCAAAATTATGCTTATAGTAAAAAATTAAATATTGATATTATAAAAGAAAAAGTAAAAGAATTAAATGATGAATATGAAGTATTATCTAATGAATATGAAAATAATAAATCAAAATTAGAAATATATCATAAAAAATGTAATAATATATTTTATTCTAGTTGGAATAATTTTCAAGGAGGATGTAGATGTCCTATTTGTTTGGAATCTAGAGGTGAAAGTGAAATAAGAAAATGGTTAGAAGAAAAGAATTATGAATTTTCTACTCAGGCAACATTTCCAGATTGTAAATATGAAAATCTTTTAAAATTTGATTTTAAATTAGAAGATGTAGATGAAGAAGATAATCTTAATAAAATAATTTTAATTGAATTTGACGGAATTCAACATTATGAACCAGTAGAAGCATTTGGTGGTGAAGAAGAATTTAAATTACAACAAATTAGAGATAATGTTAAGAATGAATACTGTGCTTCACATGATAATATAGATCTTTATAGAATATGTTATCTAGATTTAGAGATTATTCCAGAAATACTTACTGAAATAGTAAGAAAATATGATGAAGATATAAAGGAGAAATGTATATGAGAAAACTAATTTTATATAGTTTACTATTACAATTTATTTTAACAAGTTGTGGTTGTCCTTATCCAGTAAAATAATTTAATTGTATATTATTAAGGTGTAA